TTATTAAGTGCATCCGTATTCCAAACACCATCATAGTCTAACAAGACTCTAATAATAGCGAGTGCAGTTGCGGCAGAACCACCACTAACGGGTGCGTCAACGGTTACAACTGTTGTTGCAGCTACATAATCTTCACCTTCCACATCAACGGTAATAGATGCAATGGTAAATCCAATAGTAACAGGATCTATAACAGCACCCGCTCCAGTTGTTTCATCAACTACAGCAGTAGCGGCACTATAACCAGAACCAGGAGTTAGAATTTCAACAGTAAGGATTTCACCACCAGTATCAACAGTCAAAACTTTAGCGGTAGCACCCGTACCATCCCCAGAAATAACAATTGCATCATCTACTTCATATAGAGTACCAGCAGTATCAACGGTCAACTCTTTTACTTCACCAGTAGTAGAAAGAACAGCGGTGGCGGTAGCGGAACTGCCATCACCAGTAATACCTACAGTCGGTGCAGCTTCATAACCACTACCCGGAGTAACAACTGTGATAGAGCTAATAGCGCCAGGCGTAGCATAATCATCATCATCTGGAACTTCAAAGAACCATACATAATCAGATTGTTTATTCAAAATAGAGCCATAGAATGACGGTTCACCATCAAGGCGAATAGCATCACGAGCTTTTGAAACATAAGCAAATCGTTCTAATACGGTACCAGGGTTACCAGTAAATAAACCATCTTCATCAATTACAACGATATGCATTTCATCATTTTCACCAGCAACATTAGCTGCAAAATCAGATGTTCCTGGCGGACCATCAAACAACGATTCTACATTATCATATCCACTGTCAGTACCCCAAGTATTAGAGTCAGTGAATACGACTCTAAGCGAATTACCCAATGCTCCTGGATACTTAGCAGCAATAATTGCAGTATCACCGGGAACAGTGTTATAAATTTGACTATATTCAACTTCATTTTTAACAAGCAAACCAGTACCTTCGACAGTACCATTTAATGCTACTGTATCATCAACGACACGAATAACATTTAAGTTATTAGAATAATCAAGAAAATTCGATGCTGTAAACCAATCACGATAATTAACATCGGTCGGCTTACCAAACATCTTTTCTAATAGCTTTTTATTTTGGATTAAAGTATAATCCTCTACTGGACCCCAAGAAAATTGACCAACGGTAGCAGCGCCGGTAGTAGCTACTGAAGGAATAAAACCAGTAAGATCAATTTCTGTTACATTAACACCGGGTGATAGCTGAAATCCCATTGTTATCTTCTCCTATATTAATTTATTTTTGTGTTCTTATACACTTATTTATAATATGCAAAGTTTAAGTTTTTACTATTACCAATAATTTGTTGTATTGTTTTGCATATTCTCGTCTATTTCTTTTTCAAACTCAGCATCATTAGCTGGATCGACATAAATACCAATTGGAGTTAAATCTTCCATTAATGCTTTTATATTACGATTAACTATTAATTCTCGTGCATTGAATTCATATAAGTCTTTAAAATATTCTTGTGTAGACAACCAACCAAATATAACAAGAGTCATTGCAATATCATCAAATTTCCCTTCTTCTGCTTCATAAGAATCATTCTTTTTAGAAAATGTTTGTAATTCATTTATTGTTGCATAATCAACAACAGTATACATATCATTTTCAATTAATGCTTTAATATTAGAACAACCAATTTTTTTAGATTTTCTAGTCATTCTTAATCCAAAGTCAATTTTATTAGCAAATCCACCAGAAACGATATTTTCATTATTTTTAATATTACTTAAAATAAGATTTTCATATTCATGTTCATAATAAAGGATATATGCTACTTGCGTACCTATAGAGTTTGTTTCTATTAAACATACAGCATTATTATATGTTAATGCAAAATTATAAATTATATCTGGAAACAGTAAAGGTGTGGTTTCATTGTGTCGAAATAAAGCTACTTGTTTATATGGGCGAGATGTTATATCAGTCACGTTAGCAACAGAATAATCATTGCCACCACCTTCAGACACATCAACAGTTATTACGTATTGATGATCTTTTTTAGGTCGCTCATATATATTGAATTTATCATTTACATCTATGGGTTTACTCCAGACCAAAGATTCTAATTTACCACCTTCAATAAGAGTATCGGATGATCCATAAAAAGAATTACCATATTCTTGTCTAAACTTTTTCAAACCAATATTGTTAATAGTTTCTTCTTTCCACGCTTCATCATAATGTGGAACTTCCCACCAATCAACACGAACACCCTTAAATGCATTATTATTGTTTTTGCTATCGGTCCAAATCTTATAAAATAAGTTCATACCTAATGGAGTAGACGTGATAATGATTTTCGTATCTTTACCTGAAGATATAACAGGATATGTTGATGTATAAAAGTCATCAGCATTTTCTACGAATGCAAATTCATCAAGATAAACTAAATTGAATGTGAATCCACGAATAGAAGATGATGACGTAGAAGCTGCCATTATAATAGATCCATTACCAAATTCAACCGAACCTTTATTATATTCAAATACACCCGGTTGTAAAAAGAATGGTAACCCTTCCAACATTCTTTTTACTCTGGATAAAATTTCTCTTGCAGTAGCGGCTTTTTGTGCTAGTATTACAGCAGATTTATTTGATCTGAATATAAGATAATGCATTAAATATGCTGCAACAACAGTAGTTTTACCTATTTGTCTAGATGTTAAAGTTATGTTGAAACGATTATCATCATATGATAAGATCATTCTTTTTTGATAGTCTCTCAAATCAAACAAAATTAACCCTTCATCCAAAGAAATTATCTTGCAATAGTTACTAATAAAATATACAATATCATCACGACATTTAACATATTCTGCTAATTGCTTTTTATTATATCTCTGATTAACCCCAGCTTTTTTTATTCTAGGGTTGCCATTATAGAATATGTTTTTTCTCATGAGTCATTATACTTTTGCTTTTGGAAATAATGATTCAGGTTTTCCTAACATGTTTAATGTATCACCAGGATTAAGAACGACATCCTTTTTAATAACAGGATATATTTTACCATCTCGTTTTACTTTAGTAGTAATTGTTACGGTGTAAGATAGTTTATTTTCAAAATCAGGATAATCTTTAATAATACCAGCTACAGAATCACTAACAATGTTTAATGTTAATAGAACCGTTTTATCTTTATTTGTAAATTCTATTGTCATACCAGCATTTTTAGGCATACTGCTATAATCATTTGTCATTGTAGGTATTACTTCTGATCCAGTAACGCCTTTTAAATATTTAACCAATGGTGGCATAAAACTTTTCTTTTTATTACGTAAATCTTTAGTAATAAAATTTTTCAATGAAGACGTTTTTGCACTATCGTTTTGAATCATTTCTGAAATAAAGTTTTTATAGCTTTTCATTATTTTCTTCCTTCCTTTAATTTGTTAATTTCTGATAATGCATTAGCAACACCCATCGTACTTAATTTTTTAAATATGTTAGTAGTTTCTTCTGTTTCAGGAAAACTAATTACATGTGAATTGCCTTCTTGTATGTATTTATATTTTTCTTTTTTATACACCCCATATAATGTCCATATTGCAGTTCTTTGGTATGTCAGTCTAAATAACTTATAGTAATATTCTGGATCATTTAATGGAACAAAATAAAGATCTTTATTATTTTCAACAGCACCCAATTCTTTAGTCAAAAACGTTATCATATCGCGTTTACTAAATTTTCGAGTCTGTTTTTTAGTTAATTTTGCAACAGGAAATGCAATAGAAGGCTCGGCTAATACTTTATGATGATTTGTATTAGTCCAATTACGTTTAGTTATTTTGACCTTCTTTCTACCTGAATACGCATTAGCTTCCACAGTTAAATCATACGAAATATCTGTATCACCGTATGTTAACCCAGTCTTTTTATTATGTTTTATTTTCTGTAGATCGACATATACAGAAAAATCGAATACATGTGTTTTATCTTTATCATAGAATTGATATGTAATACCAGCATAGTATTTATTTCTCTTTACTAATTCATTCGATAGTTCTTTAAAATAAAAGTTAGTATTGAATATTGTTGAGAAATGTTCAACAAATTTTAGCACATCAAATTTAGATGCTAAATCATTATTAACAAATTGTTTAAGCATCACATATTGTTTATCAGATTCAGTCCAATCAAATCCTTGAGACTTAGTAGTTATACCAGAACTTTTACCCTTTAAAAGTTTTCTGGCCACATTCAAGTCGGTCATTGCCTTTTGTGTACCACCTCTATCTGAATGATGTTTCATAGCTAATGATCTGAATGCACGATCAACATCCTTATCTGTCCATGTGCCAGTAAGACCTAATATACTAACTGCTTCAATAGCAGTCATTTCATATAAAAATTCAGAAAAAGATTTCATGTTATAAATTACCTCTCAATTTCATGAATTCGTCCGCAAGCTCACGAGTAGCTTTTGGAGCATTTTGAAAACTTGAAATGTAATGTTGCATAGCGATGTTATTAGTTATGGATTTAAATTCTTTTTTATTCTTATGAATGTTGATAAATTCTTTTTTTCTGTCATCTAATCTTCTACTATCACTTGCCCTTTGTTTAATTTCGTCCGCAAGTTCACGAGTAGCTTTGTACCCGAAACTGGTAATATAGAAGCGAAAGGCGAGGTTACTATCGGCTGCGTTTTTTATAAACGCAGGTTCATTCTTATGAATGTTGATAAATTCTTTTTTTGTTGGTTCATTCATACTACGTAGTTCTGTTAATAGTTTGAATTTTTCCATATGAATTTCATATAAAAATTCTAAAAATGATTTCATGTTAGTTCCTATCTTGTTTTTGAACGTTTAATTTTATCAATCATATCTTCTATAGTAGTCTTTCCTGACATACTCATCTTATAAAATAATTTTTTTGTTTCTTCTGTATTTGGTAAATTTTCAAGAGAAGTCATGCTTATGATTTGCATATTATTACCTTTAATGGTATAAATCTCTTCAACTGTCCAATTTATTTTGCGTCCCCAAGTGTCTTTAGTTATTCTTATAAACATATCAGGTTCATTTATAGGGATATAATAAGATCCATGAATTATTTGAGCATGTAAATCATCAATTATAAATTGTATTATTGAACCAGATGTATACGTAGGTTTAGTAATAGAAGGCGTATTATTCCTTTTCCCTTTTAAAACCCCTCTTGCTATATTAATTTGTTTCATCATCTTCAAAGATCCACCTTTATCGGGATGATGTTTTTGAGATAATGTTCTATATGATTGTTTCAAATCGGAAGAGGTCCAATTAGCTGACAACTTTAATATAATTTCAGCATCTCTAATTGACATTTCATATAAAAATTTTAAAAATGATTTCATTATAGTTATTTGCCTTTATTATTTTTGTTTAGATAAGATTGTAATGCTTCAGTAGAACCAACATATGCATACTCTTCGGTGTCTTCATTATTTGTATTATTCTCTTTATTAGTGTTTATAATCAAATCAGCATCTTTATTTATCTTTAATAATGTTTCGCCCAATTCAGCCAACTGTTTTAAATATCCCCCAGCTACTTCAAATGCGCGCGGGGATTCACTCTCTTGAGCCACCGTTATTAGTTTATCAACAAGCCCGCTGCCTTTTGTTAGCATAGTTTTTAATTCCTCTCTGACTTGTTGATAATCATCTTGAACATTTTTTGTTATATCAGTATGATGTATTATAGGAGAAACAACCAATACATCTGTGCTTTTATCTTCTAAATCAAAAAATTTATCAATTTCTTTAGTCATTTTATGATTCTCCTATAATAATCCCCTTATATTCGATACCAGAAAGATCTCCATTTAGTTCATTTAATGTCTTTTCTGCCCCAACAATCATCAATTCTAATGTTGATACTTGAAGTAGATAAATAGACGAAATAACATCATAATTTGTATATGATGGTGATTTGATTATTAATTCAGCATTAACTATGATGTGTTCTGATAAATCTTTATACCACTTATTGTATTTATCTAATATGATTGCTGGTATACCTGCTTCTAATGCAGAAGTCCGAGATATCAGGATAATATCATATAATGATGATATAATATATTGGTGTAAGTCTACCTTATTCATCTTTTCAAAGTCATGACATTTTTCTATATCAAAAATTTTATTCTTGATTGTATTAAGTTTGATTTTTAATAGCTCTCTAAATACTTTGCGGCGGCCTTCGTCCCTGAGCATGATCTGATCAATTTTAATATTTATCCAATAGTCTAATTTAGCAGTCAATATAGCTTTTGGTGAATATATGGATGTATTTCTAATAGCCAAGGATTTAATCTTTTTCCATACAACATTAAATACCGATGACCACTTAAATAAAGCAAAAAGCAATAAAAATCCTTGAATACCAAGTATCCCATAATTATCATAAATAACGTTTAGCATTGATTCAAACATATTAATTACCTATTGTGCCTCCCTTATATTTGATACCATTAAAGTTTTTA